TTCATTTGCAGTAGACGATAGGATTTCTGTTGGTACTGGTGCATTACGGAGAAACTCAAGGCCTTCTATAGTTCCTGGCATCATTTCTAAAGTTTCAAATTCTCCATCAGCAATAAACTCTGTAAAAAACTTATCAAATTGTTTATGTTTTTCTGCTTCTCTTGGTTCCATGCGATACCGTTCTTTGTATCGTTTAGTGAAGTCAGCAATAACTCCATCCATGTCCAAGTAAATACAACTAATTTTAGACTTCATCATATTCTCTAATTCTTTTCTTCAATATATGTAATACTTTTTCTTTATCGTATTGTATAAACGGTGTATATTTTTTAATAAGTCGGTGCCATGTTGGCCATAGTAAATCATCTGTAATTTCTTTTTCCCACATTGGCATGATGTTTGCAATATCAACTAACAAGCAAACTGATTCTAATGTAATTTCATTTTTCATCAACTTGGTAATGATATTAGGCCAACCACCAGATATAGGTTTAAAGTAATCATCGAATGACCAAAATTCGGCACCATCAACTTTATCTAACAGGTATATTATATCATTATCAAAGTTATATGTCAAGGCCTGATTGGTCTTTTGCCATTTCTTGTAGTGTTCTTCACCTTCAGGACCCGTCATATCTCCTACCCAATCACCATTACCATTTATAAAATTGGCAACATAGAAGTTTTTTAATTCTTCCAAATCATATTTACGGGAAAGTTTGTAGAATGAATACTTGTCCTTCCTCTTCATAAAGGTTTGTTTTGATACATTTGTCTTACCGTGATACTTAAAGAAATCGTAACTATCACTGGTGAAATGTAACTTCAAAGCATTATATAAAGCAAAGGCAGAAAAGCCGGTGCTGTCGGTCATAAAGGTAATCTAGATGTTTTCTTGATAAGGTTTAATTCTTGTGCTTCTTCTTTAATTTTTGATTTTAGTGCAGTAGAGATTAATGAGGATGCCACCTCAATTTCTAATCCTGTATCTTTACAATGTTGTAATATGGCATCCATTCTACTACACTTTAGTTTAATTGCTAATTCCTCTATCATTAAACTAAAATTTCTTATTTCATCTTTTGTTGGCATATCAAATTCGGTTTTCTTTATAAAATATATGGTTACCAATTTGGCCAACCTTTTGTAATTTCCATCCTGGATTTACATAGTTGGCATGGTAATACATTGCTTTCTGTTCATATAGTTTATCATGAGCAACAGCAGATGTCAAGGCTCTTTTTGCTACAATTACCGATTCTTCCCATTGGTATGGATTACGAACCAATTTGGTGTATGCTTGATTACAGAACCAAGAGAATTGGCACACCATTACACCATGTATAACATCCTTTTGTCTTACAACACCACAAACGGTGTTAGCAAATTTACCAGAGTTTACACGATTTATGGTAACTTGTGCTACTGCCAACTTACCTTCAAATGATTCTTTTGCTGATTCATAGTAAATATTCTCAGCAAGGCATTGTACCTCTCTATTGAATTGCTCGCTGACTTCTTGAATCATTACTTCCTGTGCATACGCTTTAGCAACAGGTACTAATAGATTAATTACAATTAAAAATATTGAAAATAATATAAGTGCTTTGCTTGTTGTTTTGTACTGCATTTAAATCTCCTTGTTAATTGGCCAGAGGCCTTTCTCCAATTACGAATTCTTTTTAGTTACTTTTACTTCAGGTTGTGGAGTGGTTTGAGAAACGAAATAGTTTAAAGTTTCGGCTTTAACTACTACATCATTTTCAGTTGGAAAATTGGGAAGAATAGGATACGCAGGAGATTCTAAACCAGAAATCTTTGCTGATTCTACTTGTACTTGCCAGTTTTCTATGAGGGATTGTTTTTGACTATTAAATTCATCAACCAGAAGGTCTCTGGCCATTTTTAATAGTTCGAGGCGGATCTCGAATGGTGTCATATATTACTCCTATGTGTGTTTGTGTGTAGGGGTTAGTTTTCGTCCAACCTTATGACGCAGTGTATACTATTATTTATACTTTGTCAACCTTTTATATAAAGTTTACCTAAATCTGGTAGATACATATATTTCATTTCGCAATTCCTCATGGTCCAAAGCGCATGTTCGATTGTTTCTACGATTGGTTGCCCAGCCAAATTAAAACTGGTATCAAATAATATAGGAACACCAGTTTTCTCATAAAATGTTTTAATTAAATTATAATAGTGTGGATTTTGTATTTGGTTTACGGTTTGTATACGGCATGTTCCATCAACATGAGTAATTGCTGGAATTTGTTCTTGTCTATTTTTTAAAACATCAACACCATACATCATAAAAGGAGAATTTTTTAAACCAGCCATATCAAACCAATCGGAAGAATATTCTTCCAATACAGAACCAGCAAAGGGTCTAAACATCTCTCTTCTTTTAATTGTGTTTACAATCTGTTTTCCATCTTTTTCTCTAGGATCAAAAAGTATACTTCTATTTCCTAGTGCTCTAGGGCCCAATTCCGAACAACCTTGAAAAATTGAAACTATATTTTTATTTGTCAATAATTCAACAACATCAGAATAAGAAACATCAATCAATTTCTCATTTTTTAATAATTTCTCATTTATATTATTATAATTGGGTTTTGGTCCAAAATATAAATGAGAAATTGGCCGAATAGTATTATCACCTGTTAAATCATACCAAGCTTTTTTTGCGGCCGATATTGACAATCCTGCATCACCGGCCACAGGTTCACAATATAAATTTACATCAGGAGGTAACAATTTTCTGTAAAAATAATTTGCAGTAATATTATATCCATATCCACCAGACATTGTGATATTTTTTGATCCGGTTTGTTCTAATCCTTTCTGTAAAAGTTTTAAAACATGATTTTGTGTGTATTCCTGTATCCAATAAGCCCAATCAGCAGCTTCTTGAAAATTGTTATTTAAATCGAAATCCGAACCTTCATGGTGTAAATTTACACCAAAATGATTTTTTTTCCATTTGACATCATAACGTTGTTCAAAATAATCATATATTTTTTTATCAAAATTTGGCAAAAGAAAAAAATCGTCAGGTTTGTCATTTGTTTTTTTTCCGTAAGCTGCCAAACCCATCAATTTTCCTGCTTCGTTTGTTTTAAAACCCAAACAATATGAAACAGCATTATACATACTTGCAACACTCAAAATTTCAATTCTTGTACCTTTTTCATTGTATTGTTTATTGTATTTTTTAAATGTTGAATGAATTATCGCAGGATATTTTGCATAAAATATCGATTCTGTTTCAAACCTCAAATCATTTTCATCATTAATAGTTTCATCAAGAGTTGATCCCTGACCATCCGTAGTTACACAGGTTGCTTCTTCAAAACCAGAATTATAAAAAGCCAATGAAGAATGTAACTTATGGTGGTCCAAATGATATGAAATTATTTCACATGGATTTTTCAGGAAATTTTTAGCTAAAATTGTGTATATGTTATTCTCTTTTTTGTTATTTAAGAAGTCATATATTGTTGAAAAAGATCCCTCTCTAAAAAAATTAAATGCGTGCAATGCATCAATTCGATTTATATATTCAGCTGGATAAATGTCACAAAAAGATGAAACAGCAATTACATCAATTTCATAATTAGCAATTTCAAAAGCTTTTAAAATTGATTTTAAAGGAAATTCATTTGTATTTAATTTCTCACCAATAAGTCTTTCGTGTTCGAGATGGTAAATTATTTCTCCGTTTTCCAACAGACAAACACCACTTTCATGTCCTCGGTGTATTCCCAAAATTTTCATTATAACCTTTTATTTAAGTTTTCCGACCCACCACCTATTTTGTAATATGAAATAGGAAACATATGAATCAATCATCCGATGCGTTGGCACCACATTTTGCTCTTTTGGCTACTGTAAGTTTACCAAAATCTACAGGCCATTCTGCACCAGGAGGTAATTCAGTACCACCTGGTGGTAACGCAAAATTAACTCCTGCTGCACCAATCAATGATTGTACTGGTACACGGAACTTAGTTAAATCATTACCTAGATTTGGATATGGTTCAACATGAGGAAAACCCCAACCTGCATATTCTTTAGTTTGATTATTAATTACAATCTTATAGTAACCATGAGGCACCACAACACCGTTACCAATCTTCTTATCAGTAGCGGTATAATATAAACCTCCAACGTAAATTGTATATGATTGGTTGCGTTGGACAGCCCAACCACGGACACTCGTTTCTAGCAACTTCCAAATACCACGATTTAGGGATCCAGCTTGAGGTGCCATGTTTGTCATTAAAAAAGATTCATATTCAACCTGTTGTGACCAAGACAGGTCTCCATCTGGTGCCATGTGTCCTTTATCATATCCTGTTCCAGCATAATCTTGTGGTGAAGCACCATTAGGTGTCGTTTCATCTTTAACAAAAGCATTAGTTCTTGGGAAACAACCCAAAGCATTTTGTGGCATTAGTGTATATGTTACATATCGTGGTAACTTTGCTGTAGCATCATAACCAACAAAATATCCTTCACGACAAATTGGATATGTTGGTGGATTTGTTTGAGGGAATCCAAACTGTGCATGAACCATACATTGTGCTTGAGCAAAATTTTGTCTTTGTTGCCAAGCATGAGAAGTTAATGATACGAATACTAATATGAATGATAATAAAACCTTTTTCATTTTTTGTCCTTATAATATTTAATTGCTTTAACCAATCCTTCAATGTGATCCTCAGTTTTTTGAATAAACACAATTGGTTGATGATTCTCTACTGCCATAATAATTACTAATTGGTGAATAGGTATTCCGACCATTTCCTCATACATTAAAGCATATGCAGTTGTTTGCCAGAAATAATCTTCGATATCTTCATGTGATTTAATTTTCTTCGAGGTCTTAAAGTCGATTGACGATAATACTCCATCATACTCACCAATACAATCTGTTCGTCCTGCCATTCCTAGTTGTTTAGACCACAATGCCTGTTCTTGATAATGTATGTTATTAATCTTGTTTAGAAATGGTTTAATCGAATGAAACATTTCATACGCATCATTTATTTGAAATGGCACTTCTTTATTGTTTAGATAGTCCTCACATAGAGTATGAACTTTGGTACCACGACTAGTTGCAACACCAGAGATTTGATTTGCAACTTCCTCACCAACTCGTTTACGCCATTCCATAATGGCCTGTTTCTTTTGAGCACCAAGAACTGTGGTAACGGATGGTAGTTTTGTTCCATCAGGTAATGTATAGAATCTACCACTATCCAAAGTTTCAGATTGTAAATCTTCCAATAATAAAGGTGGGCAATAATTAAACCGCATATTTGTTTTCATGTTT